CCCGATGCCGAGGACATTGAACGTCGCCGTCATGACTGCGGGGTTAGGGGCGATCTGCACCGCCAAAGGCAGCACCGTCCGATGATCCACGTCCAGGGTGCGAAGAGAAAGCTGGGCGGCTGCGCCGAGAGCCTCCGGCAGGAGCGACAGCTCATCGCGCCCGCTAACCGAATAGGCGTTACCGTAGCCCGTCGCGCAGACAGCCCCCGTGGCGACGGCAGTGTCCGACCGGGCAGCTCGCAGGTTGCGAAGGTAGATCGGTTGCGTCTCTCCCGCGACGCCGCAAAGCAGCGACGAGAAATAAATCGTCGTGTCGTCATCGCCGGACTGGATGTCCACGCCGTCGGCCACGCGTTGCAACAGGAAGCCGTGCCGATCGGTGAACACCACGCCCGGCTCATCGACGTCGGCTACAAACCGAAGACCGGCCAGCCAACCGCCCTCTTCGTCGAGCGACCCGGAGCGGAAGCCGTGCCGATCCGTGGGGCTAAGGCCGCCATAGGCCGTATCAGCCTCAGTGGTCATGCCCGCCACCATGGCGGCGCTCGGTCCGGTTCGGCTCAACACGAACCCGCGCAGATCGGCCGTTACCTGTGCATCGGCGAACGGGTCAGGTTTCACCAACCCGAGCGGGTCGTTGAAAACCTGCCACGCCTCTCCATCCCATCGATAGGTGTTCCCATCTTCAGAGACCCTGGCCAGGGTCCCCTCATCTTCAGGGGCAAGGACGGGAAGATCCGCCACAAGATTATAGCCGAGAACCCCCGCGGTGACTGAAGATGCAACCTCCTCGATACGATCCGCAGCCGCTGCGAGGCTTTGGCGGATAGCCGGCTTCTCGGGCTCGTACGGTCCAGACGAAGGGAGGCCGTCGATCTCAAAATCTCGAAAAGAGGACAGCAAGCCGCTCTTGATCGACGCAGGGTCGGCCATGGGTTCACCTCGGGTTGTCGGATAGGGCTTGGCGTCAGTCCTTACGGACAGCCGCGCCGGGGAAGTGCAGAGTGGTCTCAGCAGCCACGTCACCGACCGTTCGGATGATCGCGACGGCTTCGGGCTGCTCGACTGGTTGGATCGGCGTGACGGTGACGGTCAGGCCGTCCTCGGCCTCGCGGATGATCAGGAAGATGCGCCGTTCATTCATTGCACCACGTTCGACTCGCCAGAGCCGCCCCAGCCGCCCGGAGGCGTCGGATTAGAGGGGAAGTCGCCGCCTGCGTCAGACGTCGCCTGCCAGCCGGTGAAGATCCAGGAGCCCGTCGTCATGTGGTTGGTCGCCGGGCTGACCTCAACCGAGAAGCCCGCGCCTTCCTTCCAGAAGACACCGTAGTTGGTCAGAGGATCTAGACCGGGGATCGTCCCGGCCGGGATGGTGACGACCTCACCATTGGGCAGGGTGGCGTCGAAGGTGATGACCGTGATCGTGTCTTCGTTCGCGCTCGTCGGATACGGCACTGAGCGCGCGATGGGGCGACGCGCGGCCTCCTGATCGGACGCAACAGGCTCAGGCCTCTCGATGGGCGCTGGCAGTTCGCCCTCTTCTTCGGCCGGGTCCCAATCATCGATATCCACGTCCGCCTGGATCACGTCGAAGACGACCTGAGACGAGGTAAAATCGATCTCCACGTTCATGACCTCGCAGACCACGTCGGCCATGCTGGACAACTCCGGGTTCTGGACCCGGATATAGCGCTCGCCCAAACCGTTCAGGCCGTAGATGCCGGTGCGCACCCGGCCCCGACGCGACGGGTTGAGGCGGCTCATCTTCCGCTTCGCCAGACGCATGCTCTGCGAGCGGGAGAAGACCCATGACAGGCTCAAGTCTTCCGATCGCACCCTCCCGGTCGCGGCGATGTCCGCTTCCTGCCGCCAGGCCCCGGCCTCCACCACGGAGAAGTCGTCCTCGGGACTGACGTAGGAGACGATCAGCTCGTTGCAGGATTCCTCGTCGGTCTGGAAGGCGCGCCAGCTATAGCCCTCGATGTGCTCGCCGGTGATCGTGAAGGTCGGGTCGACATACCGGCCGGACTTCAGGACGATGTGCCCCTTCCCGCTGGTCGACAGCCATCCGTCCATGCTGGCGAGGATCGCCTCGCGCACCGCAGCGGGTTCGGTGTTGCTGAAGTAGTTCCCGGCGACCCGATAGCGGGGCTCCGTGCCCCCGGCTTTCAGCGGGACGGCCGTCTCGCAGTAGTTCGCCTCAGCAGTCAGGGCGTCCAGGACCGGCGCGATACAACGATCCCACGACCGTCCGAACCTGAACCACTCCAGGTGGATCAGCCAGACGATCGGATTGGCGCTGGCCTTCCACGTCGCTTGATTGTTCCGGTCCTGCGTCGGATCGCGCCAATCGTAGCAAACCGGGCGCCCGACAATGCTCGGGATAGACTCGCCGTTCGGGAAGTGGCGGCTGAAGCTCTCCTTTGACCGGTGCTGGGCGAACAGCGCCAGTGAAGCGATCCCGTCGCCGCGAGCGTTCGCTGGCCAGTACCCCGAGAAGGTCGGATCAAGGTTCGTGTGGCGCGTCTCGGTCGGATTGCCGTAGCGGAGCGACACGTTGACCAGGTCGCCGGTGCCATACCGCTCGTTCGCCATGCCCTGCACCCAACCGGCGCCGTTCAGGGTCACGCGGTCATCGTTCAGGTAGACGCGGGGGATCGCCGCCAGCCGACCCTCGCAGATCGCCAGGACGCATCCGTACTTGTTGCCGATGGTCTCGCGCAGCATGTAGGCGCCCGACATGCGGCTGTCCCAGCCGACGGGGATGCACCGCAAAGGCCGGGTCTGCTTGCGGGTGATCTTCTGGCCTTCAGGGTCCGGCACCTGCGCGCGGGCCAGAGCGTTCAACCCCATCGCCACCCCGGCGCTCAGGCCGACGTAGGTCGCCGCATAGGCCGTCACATAGGCGATGTTCGCCAAGGTCGCGGCCGTCGTGATGCTGGCCGCCCCGGCGCTCGCGAAGACGGTCGTCGCCACCCAGTTCGCCACGGCAGCCGCAGCGGCCGATATCGGATCAGCCATGCGGCACCCTCCACGCAAAGATGATCTCGTCGGGCTTCAGAGCGGACACGCCCGATGACGACTTCACCGCCCAGCGCTCGCCCATGCAGATGCCGGCGAGGACTTGTCCGCCGTGACGCAGCGTGCCCACGTCGCCGGGCTCGGGCCTCGTTGCGGGCGGCAGTCCCGCGCGAACGGCGCAGCCCGCCATGACGGCATGCAGACCGCCCTTGCGCTTCAGCAACCGCTCTCGGCCCAGAGCCGTCGAATACCGACCACGCAGATCATGGGCCGGGTCGTCGCATCCGGTCGCCACCACGACCCAATCCGCCACTGTCAGGGCGCAGTCCGCCTTGCCGTCCACGAAAGGCGTGGCGGCCATCCGCTCCAGAAAGGCGTCCAGCATCAGCCGCCCGGCCAGACAATCGTGCTGTCGAAACCATAGGCCGACACCCGCGCACAGAAGGCGTCGTCAGGGCTGCGGCGCCGCTGATCCTTGTCGGTGTAGAAGCCGAGTTGCGGGCGGGACCGGTCCGTGAAGGCGGAACCGACTGACAGCTTCACCATCCGCACCACCTCGCCGCCCGCGCCGTCACGATCGACGCTCGGCACATCGGCCGTCCCGTCCCAGAGCCAGGACACCGGACCCGCAGGCTGCCAGTCCTCGTCGAAGAAGATGATGCCGACATGGACAGGTGCGCCGCGCACTTCATCCACCTGATCGTCCGCGAGACGGAAGGTGGTCTCGTCCGCACCGTTAAGCGTGAACTCCACCCGCTCAGCCACGCCCCCGACCAACTGCCGAAGCGCCGGCACATCCCCGACCAGACCAATGCCCAGATACGTGCCGCCGCTCTGATCGACGTCGTCAGCCGGGAGGGCGAAATCCCCAACGCCCAGCCAGGCGCGCACGATGCTCGTCTTGCACTCCATGTGGAAGAAGACCGACCAGCGCGGCGCTCCGCTGGCCGACATGATGCGGACCTGTTCGGGCAGCATCAGAAAGCTTCCACGAAAACGGGGCTGAGCGTGGAGAAGCGGCCCAGGCGGATCGGCTCAAAGAACTCATCCGGGTTCGCCAGCTTCATGATGCAGCCGGGGTTATGGAAGTGAACCTCCGTCCCCGCCGCAACCGCCTCGCGCAGTTCAGGCCGAAAGGTCACCTCGTCGCCGTTGACGCGGGCGACCTGGTAGCGGCGCTCGCCCTTGGTTGGATGCCTGATGGAGAAGGCCTCGCCCCCAAGAAGCGACACGCCAGCGGGAAGCCCGATGCGGAGCTTTGTCGACCGCAGCGGAGCGTCAGCGACGACCGTTCCGACCGGCGCTGACCCTGCATAGAAGGTCTCGTCCGAGAACGGGGAACCATCCGAGTGAGGAACGGGGTCAGCGGGTCGAGCCCAGGGCGCGAACGCCGTCTCGCACGTTCCAACCACAATCGACGTCAGGCCGCCGTCCAGAATCATGTCCAACGTGCGCGCGACGCGAAGCTGATCACGCTTGCGAAGCCATATGCCCGACATTTCGCAGACCCACAGACCGGCGCCGATTGTCCCGCTCGTCCTGGCCGGCCCCAGCACAGGTTGGCCGCCCCTGATGACTCGGTTCTGCAGCCGCCACCGGACCTCCGGGGCGGGGAAAAAGGCGCTGGGCCAATAATCCATGTCAGCTTGTCCCGAGCCTGCGTTGCTGCTGTTGGGCGCCCGGCATTGATCGCCTCATCAGGTCAGTTGACGTGCGAACCGACTGACCGACCGCCTGCACCATTCCCTGCTGGACCCATCCCCGAACGGTTTCGGTCAACACGGCGTCCTGCGCGTTCACATTGACGGTGAACGACTGCTGCACCGGCCGCCCCCCTACTTGCTGCGCCCGGTTCATCGCGGCGTTGACGCTCGGGATGATGGTGCCGCTGGTGTTCGGGACGAAGACCTCGGGGCGACGCTCGCCGGTGATGTAGGCCTGCCCGCGAACGACGGCGCCGCCGCTGGCGCGCTTCCCGGCGAAGAGGCTGGCGATGCTGCTCAGCCACCCCGTGCCGCCGCCCCCGCCTTGGCCGAAGCCCTTGGCCGCGCTGGCCAGTAGATCGAACAAGTCGTCTGCCAGGTTGTCGAGCATCCGGTCGGTGAAGCGGTCGGCCAGGTTCTCGAAGAAGCCGCCGAGATCGCCGTCGATCGCGGCCCTGATCCCTTCGCTGAACGAGCGGCGGAACTCGTCGCGCAGCGCGCCTTCGGTGTCTGCATTGTCGAGGGCGGTCCATTCGCGGATCGCCTTATCACGTGCGTCGGCCGCGTTCAGTTCAGGTCGGATCCGAAGCATTTCGTTGATCCGCTCCTCGATCCATAGTTCGCGCTCGGCGATGCGGAGGCGGCCGTCGTGGCCCGCCAGTCGCGCCAGCTCCAGCTCCAGCGCCAGGCGGTCGTACAGTTGATCATGAATGCGCTGCTGATAGTCGGCCTCGCGCTCGATCTGACGACGACGACCGGCAAGGATGATGTCGATCTGCTCTTCTGCTTTCTCCCGCTCCTCGGCGGCGACCGCGGCGGCGTTGATGTACGACAGGTGCTCGCGCGCCCGCTCGGCGGCGTCCTTGTACCCGGCCGCCTCATAATGAGCCGTCATCTGCGCCAGGGTCTGGCGCTCCTCGGCCGCCTTAACCGCCGCAGCGTTCCCAGAGGCGCGAGCGATGTCGATAGCCCGCTCGAGCGCAAGAGCCTGCTGGGCCTCTGCTATGCGCTGCGCGGCCGCTTCATGCGCGCGCGCCCGGCCCGCTCCTCCGCCGGTGCCGCCCCCGACCGGGCTCTGCTGGTCGGGGGTCAGACCGAATTGTTGTAGCGCTTCCTGAGTTGCCTTGGCGGCTTCTTGGGCCGCAGTGCCGGCATCGGTAGCGGTCGAGGCTAATGCCGCCTGCTCACGCTTGCGACGGGTCTCCACTTGCGAGAGGTATTCCCGCTGGCGTTGAGCCTCGGCGGTACGACCCTCTCCGGTCAGGCGGGTGATCGCTTGGCGGACGCGCGCCTCTTCACGCAGCTGAGCGTTTACGCGTTCCTGGCCTTGCAGCGCTTTTCGCTGGCTGTCGCCTCCCAAAGAGAGGATCGCGGTCCCCGCTACAGCGACAGGAGTTGCCCGGGCGGCCGCGCCTGCTACTGCACCAGCCCCAGCGGCTACACCCGCGCCCGCAGCGCTCCCGCCAATCGCGGCAATGGAGGCGCGAGCAAGCGCAGCCGCCTTAATGAGGTCAGTCAGCCCCTTGATGACCATCGCGATCGGACCGCCTGCGGCGACGAGGCCGAGAAGCGACAGGCCCGCAACCTGAACGCCAGAGGGCAGATCGTTGAAAGCCTTGAGCGCGTCAGTGGCCCACGACAGGACCTTGGCGGCCACAGGGAGAAACTGCTTCCCGAAATCCTCGGCCGCCTTGGTGAACTCGACCCGAACGCGCTTCTCTTTCTCGGCCAGGGTGTCGGCCTCGCGGGCAACCTGCCCCTGCATCTCGGCAGACTGGCGCAGGATGATGTTCCCGCGCGCGATCGACTTGGCGGCCTCCGAGGCGTTGGTCGCGTTGCCCTTGAATCCCATACGCAGAAGCTCGGCCTTCACCGCCGTTTCGTTTACGACGATACCGAAGCGCTTGAGGGGCTCGGTCTCGCCCGTGATGCCCGAAATGACCGCGCGGAAAGCTTCAGCGTCCGACACGTCCCGGAAGGCGGCAATATCCAGCGAGCGCCGCTGAAGCTGATCCACGATTTCCAGCGACTGCCTGGCATCGACACCAAGCGCCGTCAGAACAGAGCGAAGCTGGGTGAAGTTGTCCTGGATATCGGTTTCGAGGCGGCCGAACTCGTTGGAGATAGCAGCGACGGCCGCCGCAGCTTCGGCCGGCAAATCACGAAAGGTTTGTTCGAACGCCCCACCGACAGCCTCAGCACGGCGGGCCGCCTGATAGGACATGGCCGTAATGGCGCCCAAGGCCACGGTCGCCGCCAGTTGCACCGGCCGAGCGAAGTTGCCTACCTTGGAGCCGAGGTTCGCGAGGTTTCGGTCCAGTTCTCGCTGGCGACGCTCAATGGCGTCGGCCGTCCGATCGAAGGAGCGCTGTCCCTGGGCAAGCGACTTTTCCATACGGCGGATGTCAGCGCTCATCGTGAGGACGAGGCTTTCAATGTCTCGGGCCATGTTGCCTCACAGTTGTTCAGCGAATAGCCTCCACCCCGGAGGAGAACCGGATGCGAACTGTCGGCTACATTCTGATCGGGGTCGGAGTGGCGTTGATCGCCACGGCGTTCTTCATGAACATCGGTGTGGACGCTGGAGAAGGGTCGGTCATCGCGAACAATGACCTGTTAAATCAGCGTCTGCTCTGCGGTGTAGTTGGGGCCGGCTCCGTGATCTCCGGCTTTCTCGCTCTGATCCTGAAGGCGATCCGCCCCTAAGCGTATTTCGCCATCAGGGCGTCGTGCTCGTCTTCTGACAGACTGGCCGGCTTGTCCTCACCGCTGCCGTTTGCTTTCGCCCAGCCTGACGCTGCCGCCGCGAACTCCCACAGCGATAGGTCGTCGACCTCGCGGGGCGTGAACCCTATGGCTGCGCCCGTTCCGTAGAGCGGCGCGAAGCGGATCTTGCCGCGCGGGAGCGGGTCTTCTTTTGCCCCCGCGCCTGGGTCTCCCCCGGCGCTTCGTCTCCGGTGCCGACCACAGCCGCCGCAACGATGGCCTGGGCGACAGGCACGTGGCCCATGATCGGCGTGTCGTCGAAGTGCGATTGCACGACGTTTGTGGCTTCATGCGACGCCAGACCGCCGCCGATCAGGCCTTGCAGGATGGCCTCTCGCACGTCGTCCACCCGCCAGGTGCTCATGGCGTAGCGCTGGAGCAGTTCGAGCGGCCCACAGTCCGTCTTCTCCTGCAAGGCCCGAAGGCGCCCGAGGGGAAGGCGGAACAGCCGCTCTTCGCCACCGAACGCCAGGGTGACTTCAGCCGCTCGGCTCATCAGGCGCTGCCGACGTTCGCGCCGAAGGTGGCGGTGACGGCGCCGTCGGATGACAGCGTCATGGTCGAGTTGACCTTCTCGCCCCGGTTGCCGGTCAGGTCGAACTGCGTCAGGTGGAAAGCGCCCTCGTAGGTGATGACGTTGCCCGCCGTGTCGTCGTCCAGGACGATCTGGCAGTTCTTGGCGGCTTCGCTCTCGAACCAGTCCCACAGCTTCTTCACGTCCTGCTTGTGGGCCATGCCGCCGCCGGTGACGTCAACCGACAGCGAAACCTTCTCGCGAGCCAGCCAAGCCATGGCGTCCAGATCATCGCAATCGGGGATGGTGGCGTCGTTGGTCTGGGCGTTGAAGGTGATCCCGCGTTCGGCGTTGATCGTGCACAGAGCGGTGAAGACTTCCGGCGACGCACCGTCACCAACCTTGAGCACGAGCTTGACCCCGCGCGTGTAGTTCACAGCGGCCATGATGGTCTCCTATGTTGAGGGCATGAAAAAGCCGCCCTGAGGCGGCGGGGGTCTGCTAGGCCGAGGCCGTCGTCAGATAGGTGATGCTCAGGCTTCTGTGGGCCGTGAGCACATCGGGATCGCTGATCGGGCGGTCGCCCTCGAACAGCCAGTCATCCATGACGTGGCCGTCCAGCGCGAGCTTCTTCGTCAGCGTCTTGCGTGCGTCGCCGGCGATGGCCTCGACCTTGGCGGCGCTCGCTGAAAAGGTGGCTTCACGCGCGCAGATTTCGAGGGTGACGTTGACCTCGGCGCCCTCGGCGCATTCCGTGTCGTCGCCGATCACCTCGACCCGGATCAGGGCATAGGGAAAGATCGGCTCCATGGGCGGCGCCAGATCATACAGACGGACAGCCGACGGAGAAAAAGCCGCCGCAGTCCCGGCTCTCAGCGCAGCATCGACTGCAACGCGAACGGCGGTGGCGATGTTCACTTGATCGCCTCCTGCACCGCCTTTTTTGCGGCGCGGTTCATGCGGGCTTTGAAGCGCCGCCGTTTCAGCCGATAGGCGGGCCAGAAGAAGGGTCGTGGCGCTGCCCGACCGTGACCGAATTCCACCCAGGAAGCGTAGAAAGCCTCGTTACTACCGGCCGAAATGCGGCGGCTGATCTTGGTTTCGTCCGACGCGTCTCGCTGCTTGATCGAGGAGACAAGCGCCCCATCGTCGATCGGCACGAAGTCCTTGGCCGTCTCGACCATTTCGTTCGCGTTGATCTCCAGTTGCCGTTCCGCAGCCTTGCGCACGCGCTCAGGGATCGCCTTCAGCCTCTTCCTCAGGCGGTCGCGGTTGGAGAAGCCGGCCATCAGCCCACCGCCCCGCCCGACACAGCCAGGATGTTGCGATATCCTGGGTCCTTCGCGGGCACAGCCGAGGTGACGTTAAAGGCCTCGCCCGTGCGGACGTTCACCATCCGCATGGCTGGATTGATCGTGCGGGCCTGGGTGCTGTCGCGAACCGTAACGCTCACGGGCTGGCGCTTCTCCAGCCGTTGAGCCAGAGCGACCTCCGAGCCCCGCAGGTACTCAATGTTGGCCCAGACGGTGAACCCCGGCGTGAAGGGGCCGAGAGGGTCGCCGTTCTGGTTTGGGGCGCGGCTGTCGAAACGAACGCGGTCGCGCAGTTTCCCGGCGCCCATCGTCATCCGCGCTGAGCTTTCGGCACAGAGCCGCCGGCCTTGCCTTCGCCGTCACCGTCCAGCGCCTTGATTTGCGCGGGCGTCAGAGGCTTCTTCTCGGGCTCGCGCGCGGGCGGATCGATCTCTTCCAGGTCGCCGTCGGCCTCCATCTGCTCGCCCCAGGCGCGCTTGATGGTCAGCTCCATGCCCTTCTTGTAGGCCACGGTGATCCGCCGCTCTTCGGGCGGCGTCCAGTTGCGGTCTCGTTTGAAGCGAACGCGCATGGTGGGTCTCCTCAGACGCGAATGATGCGGTAAGGCCGAAGAAGCGCCTCGACCGTGGGGTTAAGGGCCACGGTGGCGCCCTCGATCACAGACTCTCGCGAGTTGTAGAGCCCGGCCATGGTCAGCAGCGCCGCCGCCTTGAACGCGGGCTCTGCGCCCTGCGGCACCAGCTTGCGGTCGCAGAAGTCCAGGCAGGACAGGACCGCCGCATCGGCGTAAGCCTCGATCAGCGAGTTCT